AGACAGACCTTGTACGGTTTATATCAAACGTGATGGACAGATATTTAAGACGGTTGAAGTCACAAATATAAACCAATTTACGAACTTTAAAGGCAATATAACCCCTGTAAATAAGACAAGCCTTACTCAATTAGTTTTTTCCGGGCCTTATCCGTACAGTATTCGGCATAGGGCTTTATATCCTTATCCGTTCCCTACAGATGCAGACGTTCCGGTGTATGGATCTCACGTATCGTATGATATGCCCGATGATTATATGGAGTTTGACAAGATCCTTAGATGGTACGATCAGAGACAGCTCCAAGAAACAAGCGACTATAAGAAAACCGAAAACAAGAAGATTCTTATCAATTGGTTCTTGACAGGTCAGTTTGATATCCACTATTTCAAACGGCCTCAGATAATAACTGCCGCAACTCCTGATAGTTACGAATATGAGATAGACCCCAAGGCCCACCATTTGATTCCTTACTATATCGCCGCCTATGTATGTGACGAAGCTAAGAGTAATGTTAAATCAATGCTTTTAGGTGAGTACCGGACAAAATTACAGAATATCAGTGCTCAACTCGCGACACCAGTAGCACAGCAAATCCAATCAATCTATTGAGGGTGATAATATGTATCAGGCTCAAAAAGTAAATATTCCACCTCCACAGCAACCACAACAAATGCGAATGAACACCATAGATGGCGGGTTGAATGTTAAATATAACGAACTACAAATAAGCCCAAACCAAAGCCCTTATATGCTCAATCTATGCGCAGACGATAGGGGAGCACTAACCAAGAGACCAGGCCAAGAAGTAGTACATACATTCGCTAGTGGACCTATTCACGCCTTATATAACGGACTGTATAAAGGCGTAGTTGTAGCGGCACATGGAACCTCATTAAGCACCTGGGACCCGGAAACTGATATTGAAACTGAAATAATGTCAGGCCTTGCAGACCAAGACGGACATTTTTCTACTTTCAGCGATAAACTCTTATACCAAAACGGCGCACAATACATTCAGTTTGACGGTGTAACCGCTTCGCACTGTAAAGATTCAGCCTATAAACCTATTCTGTTAACAGGCCGCGCACCGTCCGGAGGCGGTACGGCTTATCAAGAGTTTAATCTATTGACAGGTTGGTTTGAGGTTTGGTTTACATCAAGATCGGATTCCACAGCTGTTGAGTATGTTCTTCCTCTCGATAATTTGGACCCGGACACAGTGATGATTGAAGTTGTAGGAGCTGCCACGCCAATTGAGGGTACAGATTTTTCAGTTAATAGGACAACCGGCAAAGTGACTTTTAATATTGCACCGGTGGGAACCGTAGACACTAATGACGTTAAAATATCGGCCAAGGCAACACAAGCCGGATTTGTAGACAAGGTATTGAAACATACCATGTCAGAACTTTATGGTGGGGCAACGAACGATTCGAGAATGTTTATTGCTGGTGGCGAGGGGAACTTATACAGATGGTCAGGACTTACCGGGGATCCTCAAAAAGACTTTAAATATTTCCCTGAAAACTCCTATAATCGTATTGGTTCAGACTATGAGCCTATAACCGGATTCAAAAAACAATACGGAATGCTGGACATCTTCAAAGATAGCTCAATTTTCAATATCAACTATCAGTATGATGCAGCGACAGGTAAGTCAACATTCCCGGTTAAGAGTATGAACGCCCAAACAGGCTGTAATATGCCCGGAAGCATTCAGATAGTCCAAGATGCTCCGGTGTTTTGCCATACAAGAGACGGAGTAAACACGATACAATCAACCGTACTTGAAAATGAAAAGAACGTTAAGCCGCTGTCTGCAAATGTAGACGGTGCTTCATTCAGACCAGGGCTATTGGACGAACCAAAAGAAAACCTTGCAAAAGCTTCTTCTGTAAATTTCGGCGGCAAGTATTGGCTATGTGTCGGCTCTAAAGTGTGGGTATGGGACTACAAACTTCAAGGCTATGGCCCTGGTATGGCTGATGATATGTTGAAATGGTTCTACTATGAAAACATAAACGCCGCTTGCTTTGCAATTATCGATCGTGAACTTTATTACGGTGATAGAGAGACAGGTAACCTAGTAAAATTCATTCCGAACTATAACGACTTTGGACAACCTATTAACGGAGTATGGCGGTCAAAGGTGTTTAATTTCGACCTTGCAGAGTGGGAAAAGACCGTTTCAAAGATATGGTTTGAGACACGGGCAGGAACGAATACAACCTTTGATATTAAATTTATAACAGATAATGACACGCAGATTGATAGCGAACTAATCAAAACAAAAAGCTATTCCTACAAAGGATACTCTTATGCTGATTATACCTACGCAGTTTACACATTTGCAGTTACGATCATGAAAGAACCAAAACTAAACAAAATTATCCGTTTTCAGATTGAATTTAGTAATAACGAACTCAATAACAATCTTTCATTAATGAGCTTGGTTATTAAATACAGTCTGGACGGAGAAACGAGGTGATTATATGCCAATACCAGAATTTGAGTTTACACATCCTTTGGGGCATAGAGATGTGAACCATTACTTGCAGAACCCGCCAAGTGAAGAAATTTGGCGTGATTATTTAAACGAAATGCCGTTTGAAATCCGGACATATTTGAAAGAAACTGTTAAGGCATATCTTGACGACTATCTTACACATAAGGCAGAAAGTGCGTCCAAACACATAAAAGAAAGTGGCAGCAATGCTAATGGTAGATATGTCAAATTCGACGATGGCACAATGATATGCACCATGACACTTGATATAGCATACACCCACCCAACCGTATTTTATAGCCAAAACAAATCATACCCTGCAACATTTATAACCGAGCCCGTACTTACTATAAGCTCATATTTAGATTCTACTTCAAACTGGGATGCTACCCGCATTATAACATCGGCTTTTAGATTTTCCACTAACAACACCACAATATGTATACCAATTAGTCTACTTAATACGGCGAACGAACAGCATAAGAGTATTCACAATATGATAACAGCAATTGGGAGGTGGAAAGCGTGATTATATTGGTAGAAACCCCGCAGAGAGCAGACATAAAGGCTGAATATACGGTAGATAATGATACTCTCACAGTGACGATGGGAGAAACAACCGAGAACTTTGATTTTACAGGCTTACCAGACGGGATAACAGAAGAAGTAAAAGCTAAAATATTGCCTGTAAATCCTATTGTATACATTGAAAAGGTAGATAATACTACAAAAGTGACTGTGATCCGCTTTTATGACGAAGATGAAAAAGCACTATTTGAGACAGCAATTACGTCGCATAAGGACACTTAGTTGAGATAGACCCTACCACGCCTCTTAACAACGCGTACCATGGTGGGGTTGCATATTTAATGTATCACATCATGCAAAATGTGGTAATATATGTATGAGGTGATATTATGAAGAAATCAATCATAGGATTTATATTCGGGGTAATTTTAACCCTGTCCGTCGGCTCATATGCCATGACCGCCATAAAGTCAGCACAATATAACGATACTAAGATACAGCTTGATGGTAAAACATTGACGCTGAAAGACCAATGTGTGACAGTAGTAAACGATGGTACCGAATGGGGATTTAATACCATACCAATAAGAGCGTTCTTTGAATCCATCGGCTACTCGGTTGATTGGGATAGTAAAAGCAATACGATTCTACTCGAAAGCCCGCTGACAGACCTTGAAACCGTGGCTAAGAATTGTAAGGATTCATGCGTGATGATCTATGCTTATAAAGATAACAAAGTCATCCAAGGCTCAGGGTGGGTTTATAACGGTTATATAGTAACAGCAAAGCACGTGGTTAATGAAGCAAATAAGGTTGATATATTCCTTGATGATTCTCTCTATAGTGTGAATGGAATAGTACACTTTGTCGATTCTGAACTAGATGTTGCAGTTATTAAAGCTAACGTTGGATTGCCATCGGTGATATTGGGAGATTCGGATGAACTGACAGAGGGCGAAAAGCTGGTAAGCATTACAAGCCCGGCCGGAGTTCAAAACGTCATTGATGAATGTGTTTATTCCGGAATTGCCTACTTTGGCGAGGGGTCATATATTACAATATCAGAAAGTAACATGAATGGCGGTTCAAGCGGCGGGGCAATATTTAATCTTAATTGTGAACTTATCGCAATGAATAATTCTGGCAATGATGGCGGGCACCATGCAATATCGGTCAATGAAATTAAACCGATACTTCAAAATCTTAAATAAATAATTCCATTGATAGGCACTCACAAATTGCGTGGGTGCTTTTATTATGTCCAAAAAAGGAGAGTGATTATATGGCATATGCAGTAGATATGGAAGGCAAGGTAAGGGCACCAAGCCGTTCCACGCCAAAAGTGAAAAAACCAACACTGCCCAAAACACCCACGTATAAGCAACTCAGCACACCAACCACACAAAAAGCACCTACAAAAACATATGTTGCGCCCAAAACTTATGACAGTAAAATTGACTATACCAATGAAATGGCAAGAGAACTCTCATCACCAAACCCAGACTTAAAAAAGGTTGCAGAATATGCAAAATCGCGTGATGCAAAAATAGCAGGGGAAGGCATCACTGGGGTGCAATCAACCAAAGATTTCTTAATGAATTTTGGTAAAAATGGTACGTCAACACAACAAAAGACAACGAAAGATGAGGCTGCACAAGTCGATATACCGCCTGATTCAAAATATGCGGAAATTGAAGATAAAATTAAGAACCTTGAAGATATGCTTGTAGAGAGATCAAAAGCACCAAAATATGTTAGACCCGATTATTCCGGAGAGATCAACCAATCATATGACAATCTCCTTGATTCTCAAAAAGCGAAATTGAGAGAGGACCTACGGCAGAAGTTATCACGGTTCGGCGGGCTAAAACAACAAGCAGGACAACAGGCAACCTCTTCATTAAATGCCAACGACGCAACCATGCTACAAAACCTACAAAGACTTTATAATTCCAACGAAGCCGCCGGACAATATGGCGATAGTGGCGCGAATGTATCCGGGAAAATTCAACTCGGAGCAGTTCAGGGCCAGAATGCAAACGCAATCAGGCAAGACAGAGATAACTACCTTAATAGCCTTGATACTGAAGCCAATACCCTGCAGAGCACCGCGGCTGACAACGAATTAGCAATCACAGGTGAGATAGAAGCACAGCGACTTAAGGATTTACAGGCCGCAAGACAGTGGGCTGATTCTATGGATATGCAAAACACTCAGTTCCAGTATGGCGTAAGCAAGGACGAACAGGATAGACTTGATAAACTCGCCCAGTTAAATACCCAGAATGAGCAATGGGATAAAACATTCGAGGCAGAACAGAAGTGGAAAGACTACGAGGCTAATCAAGCAAAGGCTAACCAGGAATGGGCAAGGTCAGAAGCTAACCCTGCATACAGGGCTCAGATTCTTGCGAACCAAATAGCTGAATTGGAGCTTATGAATCTTCCAGAACAGCAGAGATTACAGATACAGCAATTGAAGAAGCAAATAGCCCAAATCGGGGCGGTAGCGCCTATTTCAGATTATCAGAAGCAAATGCAACAGATTCAGCTTGAAACCGCAAAGGCCGAACTTGATAAGATCAGGAACCCGCAGCCAAAAGCTCAGACATGGCAGGATTTTTATGATATAGGCTTGGGCATGAAAGGTAAATATTATCCGGCTGACCCTGTAAACGGAACACAAGCAGGCTATCAAGGCGGGCAAACTGACAATCAGATCAGGCAGTGGATCGCTGGACTTCCAATCAGCGACGATGAAGTTGTTCAGCTTTCAAAAGCCTTGGGGGTTTACCTAGGCCCGGCATCAATGGGAGATTTCAAAAAGTTTAATTAGGGGGGAGATTTATGACATACGAAGAAAGACTAAGGCTGATAAATGGACAAGGATCAAATCAAAATGATTCTTACACAAAAAGGCTTCAATCTATCAGCGGAGGCGTGAAGACTCTCCCCGTGGTTGACACTGTGAAAAGGGCTCCGGCATCTTTCGGCGGATTCAAAAAGTTGGATCAGCAAAGCAATGCCTACGTTAAACCTAAAGAACCTACTTTTGCACAAAAGGCGGGTAGCGCATTAAAGAGTGTTATTACTGACCCGCTAGTATCTCTCCAAAGAACTGACGATTATCTATTTCGTAATTTAGGTGCAGGGGCAGCGGGCGTGAACAAGAATGTTGCCGGAGCGATAAAGTCTATCGGTGGGGACAAAGTACCTGGTGTAAAAAATGTCTTAAATTGGGTTGATGATGTTTCAGACAAGGCTATTGCACAAGGTGATACAAGTATACCCGCAAGAGTTGTCCAGACAGCGCCGCAGATGGCAAGCAATGCAGCACTGGCATTTCTAAGTGGTGGGGCATCGGTACCTGCACAGTTGGGCGGCAATGCTACGGTTCAAGCTGCTAAGTCAATGTTTTCAAGCCCGACGTTTGTCAATACCATGCTGAATGTATATGGTGGGGCTTATAACAAAGCCAGATCCGAGGGAGCTGATAGACTACAAGCAATAACTAAGGCGTTATTACAAGCATTTCCGGAATCTTTGATTGAACAGATGGGTGGTGTTGAGCAGTTACCTCAGACAGTGGCTAAAGAAGGGTTGTTAAAAACTATTGCTGAATCGGCACTTGGTGAAGGATTGGAGGAAATCTTACAATATCCGCTTGATGCGTTATCGTCTAAAGCTACATATGCACCC